TTATCTTCCAGGATACGTTTTTTTATCTTTTCTGCGATAGGTTGTGTTTCCTTTTGCACCTGATAAGCTTTCTTCCTTTGCGGATCCGTCTTATCCATTATCAGAATAACACAAAGATTCGCTTCCGATATATTATCGATGTCTTTACTTTTCCCTTGTGCATTAGGAATAATGAAAAACAGTACTGGAAGTTCTTCCGGCTTAAGTCCCTGTACTACATTCCCCATATCCGGTTCAAAAGTAGCCGGAATTACTTTTTTTATTTCCGGGATCCGATTCCGAATCCCGTTCCAATAATTTTCATACTCTTGTAAATCTACCATGGCTAAGAAAAATAAAGGTTTGCTTCCCACGTTCTACGCTCTACCAGTCCAGGAAGTACCTTTCCTTTGCTGTGTACCCATTTCATAAACTCTATCCGAATACTCGGATCATTTAGATTCGCTTTTGCTTTACGATACAAAGTGGATGTATTAAATGCCTGGATCCCGATGTTAAATGAAAGACTTATCATCGCATCAAATTTGCTTTGACTGATTGAGGGGAAACGGGTATTAAGATTCCTTTCAACATCCGCTAAATCCAAAGCAAGAAAGGTTAGTGCCTGCTCTTTGGTTATTTGCATACCTTCATACACTCCTTTAGTGTGACCGTACCCAATTGTTAGGACTCCGCTAGGGCACCGATACGCTTTCAATTTCAAGCCTTCAAAAGTTCCTATGGCCTGTTTTGCTGCATCACTTGTTTTCATTATATACTATTTTTTATTGTGTAAAGATTCAAAACGACATTTATACAGATATAGTAAAATGTCCCAAAAGGGAGTTTCATTAATCTGTTTCACATTGCCAAAAACGCCAGAAGATGCAATTTCAAAGGAGATCCCTATCCACCCCGTTTTATCATCAATCCTTTTTTCCCCTTGTTCCTGAAATAAAATAGAAAAGTTGATTTCCTCGCCATTTATCGGAATGGGAACGGTGCAAATCAACTCCCATACTGCACAAAAGAAGATATAAGAGTGAAAGCATACCAGCGGCGGTATTTCCCCTGCTTTGGGATCTTCGTTCTTATAAAGTATCCTACCAAATTCAGACATTAAATAATCTGCTTGCTCGTTATCCTTATCCCTTCTGGTTACTTCCATTGCCCTAACCAGGTTTAGGCATTGTACAAATTGCCCGTATGTAATATCATTAAGCATATCTTCTGGCCCTATCCAGCCTTTATATGATGGTAATAAATTACGTCCCGTCTTAATATGTGGATCGTAAATTACTTTATCCCCTTCCTCTTTTATGTAAAAAAAACAGTTCATTTTACCCAGCTGGGCATTTATTTCACTAACAATTGATTCTCTGCACATTACAAAGTTACACTTCATATTTAAGAGTAAAGAAATAAGCTTGCATTTCATTTCAAAAGGTGAAATATTATCGGTATTCATCATTATTACAAGTTCTAAATATCGATAATATTGTTCTGGCGAAAGTTCTTCCAGATCTTCCGGGATCATCCTAGTTTCATTATTATACGTAAACTCCTGCATACTAAAACGTTATACCTTTAGATTGTATAGTTGCTTTAGGTAAATACAAATCCGGTTCATCCGGTTCGGCTTCAATAGTAGCGATAAAGTCTTGTAACGCTATAAGATCTTTTCCCGCATCGTCCCCCAGACTTTTAGACACTGCTTTCCTGGCTTCGGCTTCGGCCTTAATCTTTTCTTTAACGGTTCCGGCCTGTTGTACCTGAACTACCCCATCTGGAAGAACTTCAACAGGCAAACGTTCAACTGCCTTCTGCATCGTTAGAAGGGCCAAAGGTCTGCATACTGCATCGTTAAAGTCTTCGTCTAGTTCATTCCCTGAAAGTAACTGTTCGTACCGCTTCCGCGTAATTATCGGGACAATATAGCGATCTTGCATTTCCCGGATAATCGGTATAAGAGTTAAAAAAAGACGATGGCTCCCGATTGTATAATAAATATCGAATTTTTCTTTGCTTCTTATTAAGAGCTGATTTATAGCTCTTTTCTTCTCTGACTTCAACCAGAAATCGAAGTTCTCTTTATCTAAATAAGCGATCAAAGCGTCTACCGATTCATAAGCCAGATTAAGGATATTTGTTTCGTCTTTATATTCCTGTATGGCAGTAAGTCCCTTTTCATGTTCACCTAACCGCTTTTGCCGGCCTGTGTTCCCGTGTTGGGCGTCCAGTGTGGGGATAATCTTGATCCATGTAAATAAAGCTACGGACTGCTGCATCAACAAAAGAAGAGTTTTATACTTTTCTTCTGTTTTTGGATCTGGCTCTGTAGAATGATAAAATTCTACCACTTTCTCGTAAACTTCCGGCCCTACAATAGCCGTTAAGCGCCTAACACTTAATGGTATGTAAGGTTTCCACTTAGAGAAATCGGTTGCAGCGTCAATCATTCCTAGCGCTTCGACTAGCTCCGACGTACCATTGTTATTTTTATCAAAGATTGTTTTCATCACTTCTTATTCTGGTTAAATTCATACTTATTCCACCCTTCAAAGTCTCCGTTAAAGCTATTTACTTCATCGAAAAAGTCTTTATAAAAACAGGATAGCCCGGTATCGATCGTTATTGTAGTCTGTTCACACCTGGGATTTGTGTTGATATTTGCAGAACTTTCGATAACAAAATCGAAATGTTTCCCAAAACCGGCCATTACTTTACTATGATTCTTAAATATGCAGATCCGCCCATTATTCCTTTTTGCTACATCCTTTAGGTAGGAATAAACACCGGAATAACTTCCCTGGAAAATTTCACCCACATAAAAATCAATTCGTCCGATATATCCTTTTTCAATCCAGCTTTCAATTTCCTTTGCATCAGTAATAGCCATACACCAGGTAGAGATCAGGCAATATTCGATCTTCTGCTGTTTGACTATGGCACGTAAATAAGTTAAGCTATCCACATCCCCAAAGCTGATACAGTGATAGGAACATCCCGGTTCAAAATGCCAGGGTAATTCCTTTTCTAGTGCAAGTTCACTTTTTACACGTTTATCGAAATGCCGGCCTTTCATCCTTTTACATTGTACATGTTTCTCTGGATGTTCCGCTGCTTCCGTAGTTTCTTCCGCCCCTGAATCGACATGCAAAGGTAATTCCGGTTCTTTGGGTATGTCTGACGCAAAAAGTTTACGCATTTTCTTTTATTCTGCTACTTGGTGAAACATTCTCTTCCGCATTGACAATACTTCGATAAAGCCCTATTTGCGTCTTACTTCCCGGAAAATTCGCACGTATATAGTGCATCAACGGTTTACAAAGTATCATATCCGGTATAGCTGTTTCACTGGCATTATAAACCTTTATAGAATAAAGCTTCTCGGATCCGCTGGATAACTTATTTTCCATGATAAGGTTTGATAAAACTGGATCCAGCCCAAAACCAGAAGTCGCCGCGGCATCCGCCTTATTAGCTATTTTTATCTGGCTCTCGATATAATCTTTTATCTTTTTATCGATAGGCGTGATAGTCCATCCTTCAAAGTTATTGGCTTCCGCGTTCCAAAATTTAGTAGTGTGCATATATTTACCGACATTCTGGCGTCCGGTAACACCTGCCGCATACTTTTCCATTGCTTCATCTTTAAAGTCTTCCAGCATTTTAGCGGAATAAGCAATACCTTTACGTTTGCAAATGTCCTTTATTCGTTCTTCCGCTGCATCCCAATATCCCTGCGGGCTCTCAATGTGCAAACTTAAAGCCGACGAATTAGCATTATAAGCGGCCAGTAATGGCGCAATCGTACCGGCCAGCTCTAGCCATGGGAAAGCTCCAAGAAAACGAGGGGTGCTTACGAAATCTTTACAAAAAGAATAGATATTGAAATAGCCAACTGATATCGGATGTTTAAAAGGATCTGCCGGATTAAAAACCGGATATTTAGCCAATTTAGTAGGATCCGGAAACGGCCAATCACCTACATATACATTTTGCGGGAAGTCGTGGTTATCGTCTGGATATTCAAAACGACATTTTTTATAAGGTATATGTTCCAACTTTAGAAATTTACCTGCTGCACCAATACGCGGCCCCCGGTTTCTAATAAACTTAGTCCAAAACCCTTGCATGTGGATAAGATCAACTAAGGATCGTAACATAAACTCGCGATGATCCCAGCGCTCTAAATCTTCCTGGATCTTATCATCTAGTATCCATTTCCGATAAAACTTATTATTTCCTTCGTCGATGGCATCTTCAAAAAAACGCGGGCCTTCGCCCCATTGTAGGCCCTGTATTTTCCCCATGATACCTTCCCCACCGTAGAAATTATCTAGTAAACGCTGTACGTCTCCTGGTAAGTCGTTATTAGCGCCCATCGGCACGATATCAATTCCATTAACTCTTATTTTCTTAGTCTGCCAACTATCCGGCCTACTAAAATTAATAGAAGAAGGCGCCCAGCCTTTCCCCATGGCAAAGGAAATTAATTGTCCTTCCCCTGTATCTATAAATCCGAAATTGCCTGTTCTTCTGATTTCCATATTAAACGTAAATTTTGATCCCGTTGAACTCTGTAACAAGTATTTGCCAACAATTTAGCGGTTTGCCTGTTTCTGTATCAGTTAGAAATAATTTATAGCTAGAATTTTCGATCTCTGCATCCGATGTTTTAGGCCGTAATCTAGCATATTTCAACCTAACCGAATCCCCGCCAGATCTCCGCTGACGATCGTACTTTCTAAATGTTATAGAAAAAGTGTCACCATCTGCGGAAATTTGCTTCATCTGCTCGATAGCGGTATATAGGTTTATAGTTTGAATACCCTTCGCCATAACTGTTTTATTTTCGGCCAGTGTGCCCGCAATACATCAAATAAATAATAGGAGAAAACAATAAGGCAGATATATAACAAAGCCTTCCATAAACTAGTCGAAGGCTTAATTTCTTTGCTCGTCTTAATATCTTCTTTCTTATCAGTCTTACGATTTACTGCTGTTGAATCGTTTATTACTGATTTTATATTTTTCTCCGTGTCGATCTCCGTATAAAGTTCTTTTTCTTGATTAGTGGTGGAACCAGTAAAAGAGATTTCTTTGATTGGTGGTAAACCTGTTTCTTTCGTAACTGGCTTTTCCGTATCAAATTTAATAACGACGCGGTTTTCCTCGTCAGTTCTAGTATTACGTTCTGTACTATGTCCCTGCTGCTTATCTTGTTCCTCTCGCGTATCTGTGCGAGCTTTAACGCTGTCTGACAATACCGTTTCATTTGTTTTCCGGTGATCGATTGTTGTGCGGCTACAACTAGCAAGGAAGACTCCCGATAGTACAATATACAAAGCATATTTTTTCATATAATTAATTGATTGGTATTCTTTGTGTACATGCCTTCCGCCCGCAAAGATTCGGCTTCATTGCTTTAATTTCCCGTTCGTTCTCACTCACCTTTAGCGCCAGTTCCTTGATATTTTCTTTCAACTCCACCCGATCCGTTTTAAGATCTTCAATTATCTGCTGATATACGTTTTGCACGGATAGCATCGCATCAGCTTCGGCCTGTTTCCTAGTATATTTTAGAGTAAAAAGCCAAGTAATACCACCAGTACAAATAGAACTGATTACTGTAGTAATTAATATTTCATTCATATTGCTCTATTTTTAGGCAAATATGAGCTTTTAAGATGTGTAGGTAAAGGACAAAAGAAAGGGCACACCGTTCCCGATGCACCCTATAAATAAATAGATATATTCTGATTAACTGGCTACTCTTTATGTTTTTCGGAATTTTCCGCAATCGTAGCAATACATAAAGCAAAACCACGTACTAAATACCCTGCAACAAAGATTAAAATGGCTATTGCAATAACCGGTATTCCTAAACTATCAAAATCCATTATCCCGGCAAAAGCCCCTATAATCCCAGCTATTTGTGAGACTATTAAAAATATCTTTGAAGATTTACGCAAAAGATTCACGCCGTTATCTTCTTTAGGTGTAAAATTCGGTTTTAGCATATCCATTTCGTTTTAGTTTGTGAATTATATAAACTGAATTTAATAAGATGGAATAAAAAAGCCTTATCCCCAAAAGAATAAGGCTTAGCCATTATTTCCATTTATCCGGTATTGTATACGTATTATTACCATCTGAAACAGCTTCTGGCATTATACTATTTTGGAATTTAATTTTATTTGCTTCCAATCGAATTACCTTACTTTTATGCTTAGCTATGTTATCTTTTAAATCATAACAGTAAATCGTAGGTGGGAAATATACTTTCACTTTTTTAGACGGGAAATTAGCTTGTATAAATTCGATTGGCGGTACTAAATCACTATCCCCACTTACCAAAACGATTATATCCGTTTCATCTTTTACACAATCCCCTATCATCCTTACGGAGATATTAACATCTGTTCGTTTTTCCTCTGGTCGGCTAATGGCCCTTTTACAAAAAGGGCACGTGATCTGCTTATCAAAATACTTTCCTCTAACTATTTCAAACCGTTCCCCATTAATCAATTTATTTGCATTGAATAAAGTTCCTTGCCTACTACTTTTCTGCGGATTCAGCGGAGAAGCTGTAAAATAAACAACTTTTTGCAAACTTTGCTCTGGCCCTAGAAACTGCTCAAACAACTTTACAAAATCTATCCAATAGTAGTTTTTCCAATCTACATCTGTCTTCTTTATGGCTTTTAATCCATAATAGAAATTAAATCCATCTACATATACAGTTACTCTTTTCATAAATATTAAAAATAAAAAAAGCCGCTTTGATAGCGGCTATACCATACAAGAAAGTATGGCGATACGTTAATGATGTTACAAAGGTATACATTTTATTGTAAAATCAAAATAGTTCTCATAATAAAACGTGTTTTTTTTATTATTATTAATCATAAAACAATACTTTTACAACCTTTTTTTTGCTTCAAAACAGTATAATATATTGGTTATAAACAAAATACCTATATATAAGTAGTAATTCTTTTTTTTAATCACACACCGAAGACCGAGCCGCTCAGAAGTCGAAAGGCGATTGCCTCGTTTTTTGAAATGTGAAATATGATTAATTATGTTAATATTATTAACATTTCACAACTTTGGCGACAAAAAAGGCCGACCCCGGTATAAGGTCGGCCTATTGGGGCAATTGCCTTCATCACCCTTCCATGTCATCGAATCCCGGCACGTAAGGGCTGGCATTACTAGCCTTGCCTTTGCCCCTAATAGCCCGCCGCCAGAGCTTACGCATCATTAAGTATTTAAAGGCATCAGAGAAGTTCGTAGAAAGCATAGGCAATTTCTTAGGTGCCAGTTTCTCCGACTTCTTAATCTTATAAACTATCTTTTGCTGCCCCTTGTATCGGATCCCGGCTGGTGCCTTCTCAATACTAGACACGGCTTCTTTGCAATTAACTGCATCAATTAAAAGAATTGGTAATGCTCTGTTTTCCCCCTTCATTAGCTCCAACATAAAGTCGTATTCTTCATCTTGCCGGATATTAGCTTGTTTGCGACTCATAAGATTAACGATCCATCCTGTCCGGTTGCCTTCCCCGTCTATCTCGATAGCTTCTTTCAATTTTCGCGCATAGTCTTCTTTCTGCTTTTCAAAATTATTTCCGGCACGATCATAATACAAGTTTAATTCCTTTTCCTCGTGATTCAGGAAAAAGCCTAGGAATTGATCTGCCAATTCTCTAAACCAATTAGGCGGTAACTCAAAAAAATTCTTATGTAATCGGTAATATGCACCGTCTTCCTGCCCTATGATTAGGGATAGTTGATTACCAAAATCGACGCCTGCATCTATCGGGTTATCATGGTGTAAAAAGCGCAGATCCCTAGAATTTACTGCCGGTTCCCCATGATACACACCATCTGTATATTTATGCTTTTCAGAAAAAGCCACATAAAAACGGATATCTCGGCGAAGCCCAGGGCGCATACCTACCACCGATTTTTTAAATTCGTGTAATTCAAGTGTTCCGTTAAAAAGTTGCTTTATATACCCAATTGTTAGAATATCAATGTTCGTAAAGCTAGAAGCATTAATAAAATAACTTTCCCCCTTCCGCATCTTAAGTAAGGCAGCTTCATAATAGATTATCTTTTTTTTAATCCGTCTTAGTTTATCAGGAGAAGGAGATTCTTTATTTTCTTCCCGTACTAGCTTAATACGCAGTTCATTTAGTTCCCCTGCCGCTTGGACTATTTTTAGAATACGTTCTGGCTTCATCAGCTTTACATAACGAAAATACCAGTCATATTCTCCCTCCAAAACATCCGGCATGTCCGTAGTAATGGTTACCCCTAAAAAGTAATGACTATGCCCGTAACGAATGGCATCACCACGCAAAATCGGCATAGCTCTATTAACCTTCTTATCTTGATCGTATTTAGCTTCGTCAAAGAATAAATGAACTACTGACTTACCAGCCAACAAAGACGGATGATCTAGTGATCCTAGAAAAATTATAGATCCATTCCAAAATGAAATAGTATTTTTATAATCATCTACTATTATACTGCACCTTTTTCGCCAAGATTCAGGCGGGCGTTTGTTAGAAATGTAGTGTACACCTTCATAAAGCCCCATTAACTCCCAGCCTGTTTTTACCGCTGGCATTATATTATCTGTTAAATTCGTGTAGGTATTAGCTGCAAAAGCAAGCGCCGCACCTGGCATATCATAAACACAATCGGCAGAGCGTCTGGCCTGTATAACAGTACTTTTAGCCATTCCACGACCGGCACTTGTGATTAGATTAGTAGTATCTATCCAGTCCGTCAGTACCTTTATAATATGTGAATATCTTACTTCAACATCATCGGTATTAATCCTCTGTATCGTCTTCTCTGAACTCTTCGGCATCTTCGATCATTCGTTTTTTAAGATTAAATTTCTTTATCTGTGCATCTTCTTTTAGCCTATCCCGTACAATCATTGGTATATCTGGAATTTCATCGATAAACTCTTCCAGCTCTTTTCGATCCGTTTCCGGTACACCTAAATCAGATCGTTTTGTCGTATAAATGACTATCTGTTTTTTATTTAGAAGTTCTTCCGGGATTTCTGTTTCAGTCGAAGCAAAGCGTAACCTTAATTTAGCGGCACGTTCCAGAATACGCGAAGCTTCTTCACCTTTCCCCATCAGAAACATAGAATCTGCCCACTTTTCCAGCTTCTCGGCGTATAGGTTCGCAAATGCTTCCGGCCTTATATTTTCTTGTGCGTAGAAGAAATTTATAGAATCAGAATAAACCTGTCGGGCCATCCAGTCAGACAAACCGTAAATTTCTGACTTAAGTAACTTGATAATACCAGCTTTTGTTATTACCTTACCGTTATACCTCATTCTAGCCCTTAGCCCTCTAACCATTTCCATAAGCTCGTAGTAGGCGCGTTCCTCTGGCGGTAAGGTATCTAAATCACCAGTAGATAAAATCTGTGTGATCTGGTTAATATCTATATTTTCAAGATCTAGCCGTGTCGGCTTAGTTACATTCATCTTCATCGATTTGCTCTACAATTATTTCAAATGTTCGTCTCCTATTCACCTTCTCCAGTTGTTGAATAGCAATTATATTCCCCCCTTCGGCCTGTTCATGCAGTTTCATTTCCGGGTTAGCCCTAGAAACTAATATTCCCTGCCGGATTATTCCGTTAATTGTTGTACCCTCTATATAAGCATCCTTTACAAAAGAATCAACATCTACGCCTAGATAAATTGCTATCTCTTTAGGGCTGTATCCTAACGCTGCCATTCGCTGTATATCTTCCCTTTGCTCTATATCGAAAAAGAAAGAGTCTACCGGTAAGTTATTCATTATTTAAAATATTAAGACGTTCATAATCAGACTGAATTTCAGCACCTACTTTCTGACTCTGGATCCCGACTTCGGATCGATCGCACGGGTGAGAAAAGCGGGTTTTCATAGCTCGCCATGTAGCCCGCTTTATTTCCAGTTTGCAAAGATGGAAACCTAGTTTTTTTTTCTAGCTTCGATTTCTTTTTCCAGGATATCTTTTTTGTTAGTCCATTTTTCGATTTTCGCTTGGGCCTTTGCTTTTTTTTCTTCGTTGTCGGATTTTTCAAGGTCATTCTTACCTTTGGATATATTCGACTTTGCATTATTCAGTTGCTTCACGAGATCCAGATCCGGCAAAGCTGAAATTTCATTTCTTTCAGCGAGTTCCTGCATAATTTTTGCTTTCCCTAATATCTTATGATTTTCCCGATAATATTCCAGTTCTTCCCACATTTCCCGGTTATCCAGATAATTTTCTACTGCTGTCTTAGCCCATCTGAACGTTTCCTCACTTGCAACATCATCCGGTGTATTGGCTAACATCTCATGACTTTCCCGGTACAGGTCATAAGCTGAAAACATATCTGATACCAATATTTTAAACTCATTCGGACAATCCTTTTCATTTAAGAAGGGAAATTCTTCCCGGAAACGAATTGTTTTACGTACAGTTTCAGGGACTTCACAATACTTTGATTTTGCTTCCTCTAGTTCCTCTTCCAGTTCGTCTACTTTATCTTGGTTTTCGTCTGCTGATAACACTTTCTCGATAAATTCATCGCTAACAAGTTCATCAACAGTAACACCGAAGCGGTCAGCCAATGCGATAAGTGAATCATCTACATACGTTTTAGGCAAAACAGATTTAACGGTTTCTGGTATCGGTTCCGGCTTCTTGTATGCAGTTCTGCGCATTGAAGAAAAATCCATTTCAGATAATCCGGCCAGCTTACGTAATTCTTCGAAAAGCGCTCCTTTAGTCATTTCACATTCTCCAATCTGCCGAAATTTAGCTTTCAACATGCGATTTACTCCGAATATTTCATAAAGCGCCACACCTTCCGCGAAGTTTCTAGGCCCTTGTAAATAGGAAATAATTTGTTCTTTCATTTGATTAATTTATTAAGTGAGACACAAAGATTAAAAAAGGCAATTGCCAGGCAAAGGACTAAAAAAGCCCCGAACATCACTGCCCAGGGCTTACAAGTAGTTACAAGTAAAAAAATTAAGCCTCGTATCTTGATTGCTCAACAAATTTCATTGCCCCACCTCCGGTATCAAAAGCCTTAAATGTGATCTGGCTTCCAGGTGACGCGGTGAACACCTTACCAGCTTGCAATAAAAAGACAGACGAAGCGCCGGTTTCTACTGTTGGTGCAACACCAGCCGTAATACCAATCAACGTTAAGACGTCGCCATGTTGAGCACCTGTAACAGTTGCTATTTTCGCAGCTCCGGCACTTAGCTGATATTGCCCTGTACCTTTGAAGGTTATTTCCGTTGCAGCCGCCGGAACTACTGCCAGGGGTTCTTCGTGCGGGATCGTGCCTTCATAAATTCCGATATCGTCCCCCTTGCTAATTTGCGTAAAAGTAAATTCAGAAGAATTTGCATCTTTATTGCCTGTATAGTTCACAGACATTTCAATCGGGTTACATGGTGATCCGATAATATCTGCTGGTTCCCCGTTACAATACTGCAAAATAGCAATACAATGACGACCTAGCCAGTTCGTCTTAAATTCGCGCACTTCTCTTTTATTCCCTGGATGCTTCCCTTTAACCGAAGGCGTAAAACCTTTCGCATCGGTTTCACCTTCACCGTTAGAAGCCAGTTCAACCGTACCAGGCGTAATATAAAGATCCACAGAGTACGCCGACGGTTTTACTACAATATCACCAACCAGGACGACACCGGCACCATCACGCGGCGGAAAAGAAACAATGTCTTCAACGTCGATCAACGTAAGAACATCTTTAGGCGTTATTCCCTTACCCGGACTTCCTGCCGGTCTGGGTACAGATGTTTTAATGTAAGTTTTCATATAGCTATTTTTTTGAGATTAATAATAGGTAGGGGAAAATATTCCCCCACCAATAATTAGCCGCGTGCAACTTCGTAGAACTTGCCATCGTCAGTTTTAACCAGCTTGATAAACTTACCGGTACTTAACGTTAGGGCGGACGTTAAAACAAAACTTCCGCCGGTTGCAATTGTACTAGCATTTTCTTTACCACTTCCGTGGATCGTGTAAGTTTTTCCGGCGATTGCATCTGTAAAGTTGGTGATTGCCGTAGCTTTCGTATTTTCACCTGTTACGAAAACAGATCCACCCTGTAAAGAAGGCGTTGTTTCATCTGGGGCAAACTGCAAAGCATCGGCGGCGCCAGTCTCGCGGCCTATCTCAATAAATTTCCCGTCATCACGTTTCATTAAACGGATCATATCACCCTTTTTAGGGTTCCAAGCTTCCGAAATAAGGGAGAAATTACCGGACTTATCAATCTTAACGCCCTTATTCGTATTGCCACATTTCAGCGTAACAATCTTCCCGACCTCTGCATCTTCAATATCAGTAATAGCCAATAGATTAGTATTAGCAACAGTCACAATAGAAGTATGATACTTTGCAGACGGTTGCATATCCTTATCGGCTTCGATAAAATAAGATGCCGGACGGTCGTATTCATTGCAGAAAATCATCTGACGCGAATAGTCCATGTCTTCTTTCTTTGTGTATTTGAATCCTACTGCATAAGCCCAGGTAGATTCTTTCCAGTTACTCCATACTTTCAAAGTCCAGTCTTGCTGCTCGATATTGAATTTCGTCATTTCTCCCGGCTGATCTTCGAATGTATGGATATTACCTTCCAGCGTCCAAAAAATACGATGGTGATTATCAGCGTTCGGCACTGCTATAAGTTTCACCGACGGATATTCTTTCACGTACATAATATTAGCCTTGTAGTCTTGATTCTGCGCATAATGCAGTTCATTGTACTTGTGGTACCACACAATCATGTGAGAAGGCATATACAAAGCTAATGTACCAGAATCGCGAAGAACGGCTGGTATCATTGATGTAGCCTGATAAACTTTTTCCCCGATATTCTCTGGTGACAAAGTGCCAAGCTCAAACGGCTTCACCTGATAAACCAGCTTACCATTATTGATATCAATATGGCCTACTACTTTCTTATTCAGAAATTCATAGATACCATCAGCGGCCCCCATAGCACGGCCCGGCTTATTCAGATCCGGTTCTTTACGCACACCATTAACACGGCGCTGTTCACGTTCGTTATGCAGCTTCTTCGCTGTCTCTGCGAGAATGTATTCAATAAAAGACCACTTAATAACCTGGGATCCTTCCTTGTTGTAGCTTCCGATCCAAGATTTTTCCAGCGCTTTTAAATCCTTGAACTTATGAGCAAACATAACGCTAAACATACGCAGCGTTTCATTGTCAAACTCATAATTGCCCTTAGTGACATTATCGAAGTCACTAGCGGTATTATCTGCTTGTGAAAACTCACCTAACCAGATATTAGTTAATACTGCTAGATCTTGATAACCACTCTCCAAAGGGAAAATACTCTCGATAGATGGCAAAACCATCAAAAAAGACTGCAAACGATCCTGCCACGGTACACGATAGAAAGCGCCTAAATCTTCTTTCAGCCTGGAATAATCGATAGAACTTGCCGTAGGTACCTGAACTGCAATACCCTTACGATAAAGCATTTCAGCACGCAAACGCTGATTATAAGCTCTATCCATACCGTACATTTCACCGGTAATACCGCCTAGCTGCTTATCATCATCCCAATTCAAAACAATGTTTTTAGCATCCGGTATAATAGTCCCGTTTTGCGCCCCGGTTCCCTTGTCCAATTCTGCCATATCAGAGAGCGTTTTAATTTTTTGATTAAGACCGGTAATCTCTGTTCTCTTAGCTGCTACTTCCGTAGAAAGTTCTCCTTTTTCCTTAGCCAGAGTTTCGATTTCTACCTGCGCGGTAGCTAATTTGGCTGTAATATCAGCTAGCAAACCTTTTATTACTGCATTGGAAGCACTATCTTCCGGGATAACAGTTCCATTTTCCGTACTTCCTTGCGGTTTATCATCCGGGAAGTCATTACTTAACGCTTCACAAAAACCAGTGAGAAAAGTTTCATTAAAGCCCATGTTTTTAAGCTTTTCTTTCTCTTCTGCCAGTAAAGCGTTTTTTTTGTCCGCGTCCTTATTCCAGTCCTTAATCCCCAGAATAGCCATTACAGCCGGAACGAATTGTGAAAAACGATTTTTCATAAAACAAATTGATTAAAAAGTGAATATTAAATTATCTCATTAGCCCTTTTTAGTGTCGCTTGTGATAATACCCATACGATAGCATCTTCCAACGTACCATAAGCATCTACATAACCATTTGCCAGGGCTACATCAGCAAAATAGGTTTGCCCACGAAAAAGAGGATCGTTTCGATCGTATTTTATGCCCAGATTCCTGGCAATTGCCTGTGCAAAAAGATTGTGATAAAAAGAAAGCTTCTCTTTAATAAGGCTATCATCCTGTTTCTCTTCCATATCACGAATCATTTTATTTTTCAGATCCGCACTATCAGGATAAATATCCTTAAGCTCAACGCCTAGCTCTTCATAATACTTTTTAAAGCTTTGATAAGTGTAGATAATCCCGCAGGATCCTATTTCGTCCATTGGGGAAGAAACGAATTTCCGCCCACATGCAGACACAAACCAAAAATGCGCGGAAGCACATACACCGGTAATGTATGCTGCAATTGGTTTAGAAGATTCCCGGATCATTCTTTCCAAAAGATCCACACGGGTAATCATTCCGCCAGGGCCGTTTACAAATAAGACAATACCGGCTATCTTTGGATTTGCTAGGGCTTTTGCAATAAATTGTTCCAAACGGAAAGTTTCCCAAGAATATAAAACGCCATCACAAGTAAGTATAACGACTGAATTTTCCGGTAACGAAGCGTCTTCCAGTTCCCATCGATCCGCCACATAAGGCATAGCGGCATAAGCCGTAACCTTATTTTGCAAAAGATGCTGTTCAATAGCTGCTAAGTTACCGTTATTTATAGAAGGCAAGATAAGTGATAAAAGGTGGTGATAATCCTTTGCCTCGATCGCCCATTTCTCATTAAAAATCTGCTGAATTTTATCCACGGTTTCTTTTTTCTGCAAAAGAAACCGTTTAAAAGCGGGCTAGAAAGGACTGTAAAAGGCTTCTGAATGTGACATTATCCCGGTTAGTTTACATTGATATTGCCCGGCTACCTTCGCATAAGTAAACGCCAAGGGTGTTTGTTGTGTTCCAGATACAATTTCGCAACCGGCTTCATTGGTATAAATGGCGATTAACTCTTGCTTGCTCAATGCAGCCAGCAAGTTTTCATTAGCTATATCGATCAGGGCAACATTAAACGTATGCCCTACATTATATATAAGGCCGCCTTCTGCTTCTTCCGGTTGGATGTCAGGTGTAAATGATCCTGGCACGATTGGAATCTCATAATCTCCATTTTGGAAGGAAACAAAAGCATGTGACATAATTAGGGCAAAACGATTTATTTTGCCTATCGGTATCAGTCGAAGCGAATTAGCTGCTGAATAAGGTGTTTTCTTTGTTCTCATACTATATAACTATTTGATATTCAATTACTCCGCATTTTTCCGGCATCTTTCCGGCAAAATTCCAGCAAAAAAAGGACATTAAGATACACTTCGTAGGTGAAAAAAACTTCTATTTTTTCTTGTATGGACGTTTTTTACTTGAACGTCTTATATTATCTCTCCATCGCTGGTAATCCTTCTGCAATGCTTCTTCGGTTATTGATTCAATGCAGTATTTTTTCATAAAGTAGTGTACAGACTGGATCTGATCGATTCCGAATTTGTGTTTATTTTCATCAATCAGATCGTGAAGTTCTGCACGCATCATCAATTTTATTTTCTTATTAAGTATTTTCTGACTGCGTATTCCTAGATAATTGAAACGCTCCGGGGATTTCCCACCGGCCAGATCCCCTTCCCTACGATCCGGCAATATAATTTCTAAATTACCCTGATCCCTAGAACTGTTTATCGGTCGTTTTTCTAGCAAATCATAAATAAGATGATAGATATCCAAATTATCGGGAAACTTCACTGGTGCCCCGTCTGGATCTGCGGAAAATTTAGACCAGCAATATTCCGCTAAATGTGCCTCGATTGTTATTTTCGTTGTTACCATGATTTGAATTTTGCTACAAAAATATAAATAAAATATTGATTAACAGTATTATATACACAATAAATTAAACCATTGATTCCATAGCGAATAATATAAATATATTTACACCGAACAACAGGCGGCAAATTTACCGCTTATTAAACATACTCTTCAATCGTCTGTTTTTTCAAATTTCACTCTAAATCTTTGTAATTTTGTAACCTGTAACTTTCTTACCTTAACTTACTATATATCAATATTTTATTTTAGTCACAAAACCATGATACAAAAAAATAAGAGAAAAAACAGTTTGTAACCAGGCTATTTTCCACCGTCACAAAATGCAAGGTTACAAACACTGTTTTTTTGTAACCAAGTTTGTAACCAAGTTTGAAACCAAGTTTGAAACCGATTATCCATCTTATTATTAGCTACTTATCTTCTTTTTCAAACATAGGATACAGAGTTACAAAATTTTAGTAGTAAAAAGGGAAGGGGTAAGGGGAAACCGAAAGGCAGGGCGGCTGGCGCCGGGCGCTTTTCAAGTAAAAAGGCCAGACACTTTCGTATCTGACCTCTTTACTTTGTACCCTTTGTTACAGTCCTGGACGCAATGTAGGCACATAATTAGCTGTTCCGTAACCTTTCGTAATACTCTTCTTTCCATTTTTTTTCGATCTCCATAAGACGTTTACGCCTTATCTTTGTAAAATCATCGTTAAACTCATACTCAAAATGCCCGCACCATATAAACAAACATGCTACCTTAATAAACCATTCCAGTTTTTGTTCGTCCTGGCATTTTGTAGCGAAATTGAAGATAGTCCCTTCTTCCATCACTTCCAAAAAGTCGTATACCGGCTTAGCAAATTCATAGAATCCCGGCACCTGCATCAGATCCCTAAATTCCTGGTAGCTTTTTAGTTTATATTTAGAAAGGCACATTCCCAGAATCAGTTTTTGTATCGGTAAAACCTTTAATCACTGTTTGCGCAGGCGTCCGGTTTGCTTCATTCTCCCCCATCTCCATATCATTAATTCCAGTGGCGCTAACAGTCTGAATATAGATCATATCACAGGATTTACCGTCTATCTTTCTGGTGATACGTCCAGAACTATTTCGCATAACTTCTGGATTAAGACATTTCACATAAGGCGTAAGATTCGCAAATCCTTTTAGAGCTTTCGTAAAACGCTGCATGGTACATTTACGCATACCAGAAAAGTTTATAAAGTCCTGAAAAGCGGATTGCCTATCGACTAATACATTAACCTTATCCCCATCTTCGGCAAAGTATCCTTTAGCCCAATCTTCAAAACCGGCTCCCATATCAGCTTTATATTTTCGACGCATGATGTTATCCATTGGGGGCAGTATCTTAACTGAATCATCAATCAATGAAAGATAGAACTTGCAACATTGCAACATGAAGTTAATATCCTGGTTCCATTCTTCCTCGTTATAGTCTGTTAGTAAATTCTTACCGAAATCATCCCGAATAGATCTTGTTTCCAAATAGTCATTATCCGGTGTACGTTGGTGATAATAGTCTGAAAATACCATATAAAGCAACCTTCCTTCTGTTGATGGATCAAAATCCACCGGCACAAAGTTTGTTGTAAATCCAATTTTCGGACTATCCTTATAAGGTATGTTGAATGATTGATTGTTCTTCGGGTTTACGGTCATGTCAGACGAAATAACGTCGTAAAACAAACCGGTAGAAGTATATCTGTCGCAATCATCTATTAATAAAAAGTCGGTGTGTTGGGTGATCTGATCGAACACGTGGGGATTATCCATCAATTTAGGATTACGACCGGACAACTTAACAGTCTTCATAAAGTGATCGAAAGTTTTAAAAAGAAAAGATTTTCCGGATCTTCCGTTACTGTCCCCGTCTTCTCCTAGTTTATTATCCATCGCATAAGGTGACCAGGCGCGGGACGGTGATTTATACCGGTGAAGAATATAGCCGATCGCAAAAATCTTATTTATCAAATTCTGTTTTTGCTCCGCTATTTCTACCGGTTCCAGGTTAGGCCCTGCAATATCAAAAAGATGTTCTAGTCGATATCGATCCGCTTCCTCATTATCCAAATGATCCAGGGAATATTCTAACTCTTTCCGCCAGTGTGTTCTACTCGTATTAATTAAGTATCGAAAAATATTACTAGCATGTTCGTGTATGTCGATATCCCAAGCATCCGTCCCATCCGAAAGTTTATTCCTTTTTATTGTAAACATATCCGGTAATACCTTAACATTGTGTGGTATTACATTTTCTTCCCAAACATAGCGGTCTGTAATGCCCATGTTCGCCAATTGGGTTTCTATCTTACCCCCTGTAACTTCCCATACAGCATTAGGGAAGAAAAAATACTGGCTCTTCCTGGTATAACTTGTAAAGTCCAGCGTTATTTCGTCCAGATTCTCCAATGCCCCATCGCTCATACGTGGCGAATTTAGAATCAAATTACGAATGTTCCGATCCAAATAACGTTCCCTCGCAAATTGGCGAAGGAAAGTTCTTATATCCTTCCCCTTTATAGACGAAACAATCCGCCCTACTACGCGCACATATTGAGTGTTAGCCGAATTTTCATCCCGTAAGGCATGAAATCCGTTTAGTTTCAAAAAATAATGTAGGCAATCCGCATCTATTTCGTACTGTTTCTTCCCGGTTTTCTCGTTTTGCGTTATCTCCCAAAACCGGGCTGGCATAGCCATTTTAAGAAGGTTCCTAAAATCTTCATTTCTTTGCCTTAACTCCATGAAATCCCGGAAATCTTTTCGTGGTTTCCCACGCCAATCTTTATAGGTAGTCAGCCAAGAAGGTAGCCAGACCGTTAAGATATCCATGTACTTAAGTGCTAATTCCGTAGCCTTCCTTATACCGGTCGAATCGATATCCGGTATATTATATAGTTTCTCTACATACTTATATATTTCCTTAATCTCTTCCGGGCTTACTTTGTAGGTTTCAGAATTAAACCACAAAGGAGAATAGCCAAGCGAAGCAACACAAAGCGAATCACGTTCACCTGAACAAATGAAAGCTTCTTCCAGCTTTTTTTCTTTATAAGGTTTATCCTCATTTTTGGGATCCTGTTTAAATAAAGCTTCTTCTTTCGCATTATATTCCCGATATAATTTCTTTAGTTCTTCCAGACCGTTAATAAATTCTTTGGGTTTCACCCCATCAGGGGTATAACTAAAACGCCATTGTTTATCCGGGTTCAACGGTTCATATATCTTGTAGAACTTAACAACCTTTTCAGGATCATTACTAGACTGTACAATACATTCACGCATAAATATAGGATAGGTAGGCGTTGTGTATTTAGTGGTAACTTCCCTATTCTTAACATAAGAAATCGATTTTGCCACGTACCAATTTAACCGATCAATATGTTCCTGCTTTACGCGTGGCCCCATGATCTTAAGTTGATCTGCCGTGAATGTTTTTTCAAGTTCAAAGAAGCGGGATCCTTCCTTTTCGTCAGCTTTAGCCGGTCGTTTTCTGATATCCGGCTTATTGACTGACTTATTTAGTTCGTTAGTCACATTATAACGACTTGCCAGCTTAAAAATCGCTTCTGAAAAAGAGATACCTTCTTCATACATGCAAATATCAACCGGGGACATTGCTGTAGACTGATCCCCGAAGTCCGTTACCTTATAGACTTCATAGTCGTTATTTACTTTGAATTTCTTGATACATGCCGAAGCGTCGTCTTCTTCTGGGCGGCGTTTAAATTTCTTTTTGTTATCGACGCATCCTTCGGCCTGTGGATAATAATCTAAGATTATATCTAGTCCATCATGCGTTTTGCTATAAATGTCACTAACTTTAATCATAACTTCTAAAGTTACACGGTTACAAACTTTTTTCTATCTTTTTGGGGTACATGCGCTAACTAGAGCATTTTATATTGTAGGCGAAAAGAAAATGTCTTAATTCTCTTTTCTTGTAATGGGGATCGTTTATCTTCATCAGCAAGGACGCATACACGGTCTTTGTCGTTGATAACATAACCTTTCTTTCTCATTTGATACTTTAGGTTTCTTAATCGGCGATCTTCCTTTACAGGCTCTTCCCCCTTACTTCCAGGCAAAATACTTTCTTTCATACTTCCTACTCCTTATATTCTTGATAAGTACAACTTTTAAAAACAGATCGCTTATTTACCCACCGGGCAAACCTTCTTTGCTCTTCGGATAGTGGTTTATTAGAGTCCAAATCACGATAAGGCATCGCAAAGGGCATACATCCTAGGTAATCAAGCCGTAAAGCTCTTTTTTCAGCATCCTCTATTTGCCCGTCTTTAACCAACATATAAAAGAACATTTTATAAGATGGCAAACCAGCTTCTTTCAAATAAGAAATAGCCGTTTCCACCTCGTCCGTTATTACCGAACTATCGTAAGCCATACGAATATATCTTATCCATGGAACACGCGCTAACAATGCTGCTACTTCTCTATTACGAGCAATAATTCGACAGTCTATCCCCTGGTTAAAATCAACCTTTATCCGTAAAGAGATAATTTTTTCTATTTGAGACAGTCCCCAATCAGAAGCAATAACGTTATTATCCATAAGAATAGCCTTTTTCCGTCCGTCCAGAAATTCCATTATATCCGCATTTTCGCGGATTAAACCTTCCTTTCTGGGGACAATACAAAAACTACATTTATTAATGCAGCCACGAGTAAGAAAGCCGTAAGCACTATCGAACATCGGGTATAGCTTATAATCAGGGCAAATATGCTCTATTTCTTCCGATAATTGTTGTCTGTATAATTTATACCCGGTGCCGCCTCTAATGACTTCATCGGCTTGTATGATTCTTCCTTCGTCCTGGGTAAAAGAGAAAACCTTACTCATATATACCTTATCATAGTGTTCTATACCAGAATACCAGGACACATTATCACCTATTGATTTATGCCAGGCCGATATCTTCATTAAAGCCAGATTCGGGTAATTATGCCCGTCCACATCTATAAGTCCGATCTTCATAATTAAATCAAAAAGGAAGAGTTACTATATTTTTGACTTCTTTAGCATAAAATGATTCCCATAGCCTAGAAACTGTTCCGTTCTTTTTCATCTTATGGAAACGAAACAAAATATCTACGCGTGCCTCTTTATCCCATTTAGTTGCGCGCGGAATCCATCCCACGTAATAAACATTATAAACGTCCCCTACGAGTGTATGCACTTGGTAGGGATTATTCGGGATTAAATTATAATGCTGTTCTATATCTTTTGCGAGATCTCCCAACACTTTATTTATGTTGGAAATCTCTTCATTAAGTTTAGATATACTCATTTCGGTTAGTTTTATGTTAATCCTCTAAGAATCCTTTTGGAAAATACTCTGTATCATCTGCACCCGCATCACGGATAGGGCCAGCCGGATAACATGGAACCGGATTTTTGTAATCAAAATTCCAGTGTTCATGCAGCGGGCACGCCTTATCTAAAGCGGTCGATCTATAGCCATATAACCTATCACTTTTTGCCAAAATCGACACCCCAGCTTTCCGGGCCTCCTTTAATGCTTTTTCAATTTTCTTACAGGCAACTATCTGTTTATCTGTAAGTTCGTATTTCTTATTTTTACTCATAATTATTTTGTTATTAGTTATTCTTTGAAATCCAGTTATCAGTATCACAGTGGAAGCAATATCCGCTTTTAGGATGTTCCGCACCGTCTTTAGCTCCACAAGTTCCGCAATAATACTCCTTATCATATTCCGGAGAAAGACCTTTATTCCGTTCTTTGATTACTGCTTTTCTTTCTTCAAGCATCATCATTTTATCGGGATTACGGCTCAAATAAAACTTTCTGACTTTATGTATTTGCTTTTCAAACAGTTCGTCAGATTCTGCTATTTGCCTTGCTGTATATTTGCTCATATTTTCTCTGTTATACGTTAATACCTTGTTTCCTGTAATATTGGGCTATTTTCTCTTTTTGCTCTTCGATTTTCAGGTCGAGTTTAGCAACACGATTAACTAACCTTTCCCGTCTAGCTTCAAGTTCTTTCAGCTTGGCAGCTTGTTTTGTAATTAGTCTCATATCTTTTTCTTTTTGAACCAAAATTTTTCTCCAACCCTACACCCTGACTTAAACGATCCCGGATAACCTTTACGTTTACTTGCTGCCTGGGCATCCCTTCGATTATAGTTATATACCCCTTTCAGCCAGTCGGGATCCTTAACTAATCCCAATTCGCGAGCCTTACGCGTAAGTGTTCTAGGAGATACCCCTACTAATTCAGCCAGTTCCTCATTACGGGTAGTCGGATAGTATCGTTTCAATAAACTAAGCATATTCCCCGACCATAAAATTCGGGTACTACATCCCTTATGTTCTACTAGCCGGCCTTTTGCTTCATGGAAAAAGCAACCGTCAGGAACTTTACGATTCCTTGCATACTCTTGCCTCTTTTCTTCCCTAATACATTCCTTACAGTGTGAACTATATCCAGAAGCACATTTATAAAAGCTATGTAACCAAAGTTTACGCCCACAAACCGGGCAAACCTTCTTTCTATATTTCTTCATCTAATTCGATTATTAATCTGTAAATATTTCAGTTTCATCTAGTACTGCTTCGGTCGTCTGTTTCCACATATTTCTAGCAACTTTATAATGATGTGGCAATACATATACTTCCGAAAAAGTATCACCCATAAGTTTTATTTTCTCGACCTTGTAGGCAATATGATGATAGCCTAATAAATCAAGATAGTACTTTAACCTATTCTTTGACTCGGTTGTAACTACTAGCTTCATATATGAACTAGCCTTTCCTTCCGTATTTATTGATCCTTTTAATTGTGCGTCCATGGCTCAATGATTGATTAAAAATAGGGTTCTTCCCCCCAATCTCTGTTTATTATACTATTGGTGCAGTGCCCGCAACAACATTTGTACACAACCTTACCGGCTAGTGTTATTTCAGAAGGTGAATGATAAAACGTGGATCCGCATTTATTACAAGTAAATTCGCCATAATCCGCACCTAAAGAACTACCCAGAAACCAAAGCCCGTATTTATGCTTATTTAGATAGTTATCTCGCCCTTCGGCTTTTTTACTCAACCGAATACGATAATCCATCTTAATACTTTCGGCATCTCCCCAATCAATAATTCTTTTTTCATATAGAAAATTCCTACGAATATTATAAGCAAGATCGGACGCTCTACTACTTAATGAATAATACAACTTGTATTTTTCCGAGTGAAATTCTTCCGTATCAAATTTTCGGGCCCGCATCATCTTTTTATTATGTAGTTCTTTTTTCTCAAGAAAAGAGCTATTCAGCCTTTTAAGCTTTTCCAGCTTATTTTTTACTATTCCATCTTCCATAAAACCAGTTTTTAAAGTTTGATCTCTTGCACGTAGGTTAATGTCCCCTTGTAGCCCCTGGCTCTAAGTTCATCCATCAATTCACGCGGTTTAAATTGCGCTAATTGGGGATTACTTCCTGGTTGCTGTTTCTTTTTCCCTTTAGAGATCTTCGCAGAACGACAACTCATGCAAACGTTACATAATCCGTCTGCCGTCTTAGGGTGGTGTGAAAACTCACTTATAGGCAATACGCTGCCACATGCTGTACATTTTTTTGTTTCCATAATTTCACTATTTACATTCAGGTAGTTTTGATAATTCTTTCCCATTAAGGAGATAAGAAGAGGTGTAGATCCGGCCTAAATACAAGTGGAGCTTTACGCATCCACATTTGACGCAAATTTCAGCCTTATAGACTCCCGGTATTCGATCTGGTGTCGGCTGTAATAAAGTCCATCTATGCCGTGCCATAGCTAATCTTTTGTGCCAGTATAAATACACGGCGAATTAAGATCTACTGTACTTCCGAGGCCATTACTAAGAATATTAAGAAGATCTTCTCTTTTATCTGGATCAACTTTTACCAGATAAAAACCTGATTTCTTTTTAGTGTTACTATGTACTTGCTCTAAGGAAAAATTTTGTTCCAAGAACTTTGTAAACTCCGGGTATTCACCCGGCCTAAAATTAAGAGTGTCGATTCTGTGGAAACTTCCATCTTTATAGACTTCTAGTTCCGCTTTTTTTGCTGTAATACTTGCTTTTCCTGCCATAATAGAATTTTTTAATGTTAAACATAACCGGTCTGTTCCCGGCTGTCACCGGTTTAATGCCTTGTTATTATCCGTTGGCCTTCTACACTTTTATGTAACGTCCTGGAAGGTGGAATCGAACCACCGACGTAAACACCCGATATCATCTGCATTTTTGTTCTACCGCTGAACTATTCCAGGGGGTGCCGATCTATTCTCGGCTGTCACCGGTTTAATGCCTTATTATTGTCCGTTGGCTTCTCTACTAGGCAGAGTATTAAGTTTCAGTTCGTCTTAACCTTACCACTTCTTCCGTCTGTACCCGTCGTGTATTGGTGGTTCTACGGTACAAATCACTAGCATGTACATATTCGCCAAATATGAATACGGAAAGAAAACAAGCGGCCACAAACCGTTTTACCGGTTCACACATAGACAAGGGAATATTAAATTTCCGGCAAAAGCAGAACTTTGTCAATTCAGCAGCTTTGCTAATACCGGCCTTTTCTTTGATCTTCTGCAAGGTATTGTCTACCGTCTTAATTGAAATACCCAAAATGTTAGCAGCTTCTTTCTGGGAAATAGCGCCTAGCCCCATAACTTCCGCGATTTCCTCTTCCCGTTCGGTTAATTCTGCCTGTATATTCATAACTTATTCTTTTATTTCCCAGATATCAGAAACATCTACCCCAAATTCAGAGAAGATCTTTTCTATTCCTTCTTTGATATGGGCCGGTATATTCAGATAGTCTTTCTTTTTCCTATAATATTCAGGATCCGACGAACAGCCAAGGAAGTTATAAAGCTGATCTTTCAATTTCGGATAGTCTTCCCTGGATACTTTTAATGTACCAGGCGTAAATGAGTAATGCTTTTTAGTTACAGCCATAATATTTTATATTTAGATTTTACATAGACATAGGGTATTTTCCCTATTGTGTGTACTGCAACTTTTTGTTATATTTGATGCAGTAATTTGTTATTCGTGATGCAAATATGCGTATAATATTCCGCATATCAAAACATATAGCGGATTATATTCCGCTTTTAACATAAATAAAGAATGAAGGAAGTTAGCCCAGTTAAAGAAAGACTCATTGAGTTATGCACAGAAATGAGTATCACTCCAAACCAATTTTCACAAGAAATTGGGAAGAATAGGGAGTTTATAAGAAAAATAATAGGCGAAATAGGCAGCGACGTACTGCGGAATATACACCGCAAATATCCAACAATTAATATCATGTGGATAATAACTGGAGAAGGGGAAAAGTTTCTTTCACCTGACAATTCAGGATCAAACGATAACAATTTAACAAATTATTTAAAGGAAGAAAATAAAGAATTGAAAGAAGAGGTTAAGCATCTTATACAAGAAAATGCGACTCTATCGGCTAGATTGGAGTTATACCACGGCAACAGTGCCGAAGCTGCCGGATGACGATTATAAAAGGCGGCAAATGGGAAGATCGGTAAACACACACAAACATGAATATCAGTAAGTTATAATTATGTTTTAAGACGTTTACCGGGACTAAATCGGGACAATATAATATAAAACAACCATATTGCGAATAATGTAGAAAGCTGATAATCTGACTCTTATAGAAGCGAAGAGAAGAGTATTCAAATCGGATCTCCGCAACTAAATAAAAAAGACCGTTTTTCAACGGTCTTTTTTCGTATCCTGACAATACCTATTATTATTTCACAACTACTGTTGCAGCTTCCTTCAGTTTTATATCCAATGAAGCGTCTTTAGATTGAGGCATCCAAACTACCTGACGACATTCGCCATTCTCCAAAGTACATCTTTGATCACCATGAGCATACAGATACTCCGTATCAACATGGAAAGAACTTGCGTTCACGTTCCAACTACGTATCCCGTTCAGATGCAGATGCAAATTATCCGCTTTACCGGTATTAAACAACCACGCACCATTCTGGACTGTTAAAGCTCTAAAGTTGCAGTCGTTTATGGTAGCATAATCTTGTACCATCAAAGACAATGAATCACGGGCCAAACCTTCAACAGTCATTTTCTGGGCTTCAAGACTGGTCTGCAAGAACTGGACATGATCCGGCAAAGCTATAATCATCTCCTCGGAACGTAAATTAAGCCAATACAAGTCCTGATATTTCTTTTCAAGCTTATCATTAGGAAAATCAAATACGATACGTAACGTATCTCCAACTGAATTCATCGTCATAAATTCATCCATACCGGAAGCATAAGTGAAAGATCCTTGTCCAGCTTCACCAGAAGTAATTTTCAAAGGAAGCTCTCCAAATGCCGGCATTCTTATTCCCTTTTCTTCGCCCTCACCCGTAGCGATGATATTTCTAACCGCCACCATCTGTATAACTCTGCACTGCGGTAATTGAACAGTCTTCTTTTCTCCTTTAATATCCAGGAAAATATTATCCCAACCTGTAACTTGCGTAGAGGCGTAGAATATGCCAGCGCACACCACAACCAATCCGGTAAGCAACATTCCAAATATTATATAAGTTGTTCGTTTCATAATCTTCTTCT